TTACCATGCGTCCGGGCTTTCTCCTTTTGCGGGAATCGTATAGACCTCTATGGCGTTCAGAATCTCGCCGGGCTGGCATTGGAGCTGATGGCACAAGAGCTGGATCGTCTCAAAGGGAACGTCCTGATGCAGCCGCATCGCCTTGACTGTCTTCGTTGCCAGACCGAACTTCTTGCCGACCTGCGCATCGGTCAGCCCGCGCACATCTTCGCGCTTTAGAAACGGGTCAAAGGAAATGATTGTCCGTCTGATACCGCGCTTCATAATTTCCTCGTAGTCCATTGATACCTCCTAATCCTCCGCTTCATCCGTCAAATCAGCATTTGAAATGATAATCCGCTCCCCATTTGGCAGTATGAACGCCAGCTTGCAGCTGCAATATTCAGCTATCTTTACAAGGTCTCCGGCAGACCATCTTTCGTTTGAGAACTTGTTGCTTAGGCTCTGCTTACTGCTCATGCCTAAGACTTCCATCAAATCCGACTGCTTCTTTTCACGCTCCAGCAGCAGGGCTTTGACCTTTTTTGAAACCGACACCTTGCACCACCTCCCTCTAGTACGAATATACACCATTTCCGTTTATACGTCAATAAAAAAGTTTTACGAATCCACGAAAATATTTAACTTTTCTATTGACAAGTACACGAAAATAGTGTATTATAAGCATGTAAGGCAAAGCCGAACAGCTTTTTGAAAGGAGCGAGGTGAATGAACGACGTGAACGTCACCGAGGCGCTGCTGAAAGCGATCCTCGAACTCATCGAGAAGTGCGAAACGCTCGAAGAACTCCGCGAAAGCGTCAAGCGCATCATGGATGAGTAAATAAAAAGAGTAGCGGCCCCTTCCACAGACCCGCTACTCAAACACCCCAAAAGGTGAGCCGGGAGCCTTACCCCGGCCACCTTGATTATAACCGAGTAAGGCAAAAATATCAAGGAGGAACACAAAATGATGATTTCTGAGTTTATCGAGCGCACCGGCTTCGAGCCGACCGCCAGCGAGTATGCGAAGATTGAAAAAGCCTACTACGACTTCAATGGCAACAAAGACGAATTCTGCAAGGCGTTCGTGAAGAACGGCGGCGAAAAGAAAATCTACAAGGCAAGAGCCGAAGAAATTGCGCAGCTCAAGAGCCAGTTGGTCGAGATGGAAAAGCAGCATAAGACCGAGATGGAAGCTCGCGAGAAGCAGATCAACGACCTGACTGCCGAGTTGGATCGTGAGCTTGAGTGGAAGCCCAGCACCGGCACCGGAACGAACATGAGCCAGAGCGACTACGACCACCTTGCCAACTGTGGCAAGCTGATGACCGACGAAGAAGCCAAGACATTCATCGCTGACGAGTGCGGCTTTGCTCCCGAAAAGATTCACATTCTGCACGAGGTTCACACCTACGAGGTCAACAAGCACCGCCGCCTCCGCAAGTCCGGAACCTTCGACCGCACGCCTGTGTACGAATCCACTGACTGGAACTATGTTCGCTTCGACTGTGCCTGCTTCATGTACGAACTGGTCAACGGCGAGCTCCGCTTCTACTGCTGCTAAACCATCGCCCGCCCCGGAGGTTACGAGGGCAGAAAGGTTCATTATGGAAAAGCTGATTTATTCCACGTCCCGCGAAGGTTACGACGTCGACCAGATCAACAGGACAATGACCGTTGGCGAGCTGATCGACTTCCTCGCGCAGTACGATGAAGATACGCCAATCTATCTGAGCTTCGACAATGGCTACACCTACGGCGGCATTGTTGAAGGCCGCTTTGAAGAAAACTATGGGGAGGATAACGACGATGAATAAGGTTCGCCGCAAGAATTTGCAGGCCATCATTGACCAGTTGGAGGAGCTGAAAGGCAGCCTCGAAGACCTTCAGGCTGAAGAAGAAGAATACCGGGGCAATATCCCGGAGAATATGCAGGAAAGCGAACGCTACGAAAAAGCCGACGAAGCCTGTGACAATCTTTCCAGTGCTGTGGACAGTTTGGAAGAAGCCATCAGCAGCATCGAAGCTGCTATCGAGTGAAAGGAGAAAGCCTTATGACGATCAAAACGTTGGAATACATTCACGCGCTCTTGATTGAGGATGAGCGTAAGCGCAAAGAAGTCTACGAGAACTCCAGACGGCTTCAACGCGAATACGAAGAAAACGGTGCAGATGAGGAACTGATAAATCGGCAGGACGAAGATGCGGGCAAATTTATGCGCGAACACTTTGCCGCGCTGAATGCGCTGGAAGACTTTGAGGGGCAAGAGTGGTAAGGAGGCTCAGAGCATGGGACTGATGATCGATAAGCCGGCAAAGACATTGATCGAACGCTTTGCCCAAAAGCAGCCGGGTGGACACTTCGCGTGTCCCCGCTGCGGGAAGATGACGATGGACGCAGAGAGCGTCACACACAACGCCCTCAGCCGCCGCATTGGCTGCTACATCTGCGACACCTGCGGAACGGTTGAAGCTCTCGAAGATTTTGCGCATAAGCAGAATTCGCTCAACGTGTGGGCAATCACAAAAGAACCGGAGTTGTGGCGTATGCTGAGCTGGAATAGCGACGGCATCGAGATCGCCGGTCACGAGGGAACGTGGTATGTCATTGACGAGGGTGATTTTCAGATTACCCCGGACGTGAACGGCGAGCCACAGACACTTACCGCGCACCTGTTTCTACTCGAAAGCAGAAAGTTCGGCGACGAAGCTGCGTGTCTGATCGTCGATAAGAAAAAGCAGATCGTCATGGAGGACGTCTGGAACGGCTTCGACGATCTGGAAGACGCCGGGTGGGAGAAAGCGCGGAAGATCGAATGCCCTGTCTGCAAGGGTGAGTTTCTGCGAGAGGACATGACTTTTACACGAGACTGCCACGGCATTACTTACCGGTTGGTCTGCTTCGATTGCTACGACAAGGTTATGGGAAAAGGCTACGACGGAGAATACTACACCGAAGCGGACGAATGTATTGAGGAGGATTATTGAGCATGAAAAAAATTACCGTCCTCGACTTCTGTAATCAGATTGGAGCAGCCAGTGATGAGATTCCGGTTGTGGTGAAAGCCGGACCATTGACGATCGGGCATTTTGCCAGCCTGTATATGCTGCCAGCCGCATCCATGCCGGGAACGCTCGAAGCGAAGATAAATTTCGTGACATTGAAACGTGACGAGATTGTGATTCAGATAACACCGAAAGCGTATAGCACGAAGTAAGCGCCTCTGTCGCGTCGCTGCTGGACTTGCAAGTTTAGGCAGCGCAAAGCGACGAGAGAATCAATGGGCAGATATAAAAACGGCGTAGCGAGCCGCCAGAGCCGCGCAAAAAAGAAAACCCCTCACATGACACTTCTGCCATGCGAGGGGTTTGTTCATGTGTTCAGATAAAGGCGCTGTCCACGTTGTCCGATGCGTCCTGCTCCTGAAAGCCGTTTGCCTTGGCGGCTTCAAACGTGATGCCGCCACGCTTGTGGTCGGACTTGACCAGCTCAAAATAGCACTTGCCGCCCGTGATGATGATAACCTGCGCCAGACTGAGCGCGGCTGTCAACCAAGCGGCAGAAGCCATATAGTTGGACTTGATGCACAGGCGCATCAGGTAAATACATTCCTGCGTGATAAGCAAGCCAGACCCGACCAGCAGGAAGCAGACGAGTTTGCTCGTGTCCAGCTTCTTTCTCCTGCGCTTTTTCTGAGCCATCAGATCATGCCGAGCTTCTGCGCGAAGCGGTAAAGAACCGTGACGAGCTGCTCGCGCGTCATCATGTCCTGCCACATGAAGTTCGCGGAGCCGTCGGGCAGCGGTGCGCCGCCCTGCACGATGCCGTTGTTGACTGCCCACTGGCGAGCAGCTTCGCTCCAATCGCTGCAGTCATTGTCCTGAAGATCTTTCCGCATTTCACGGAAAAGCTCTGTGAAGGTTGCCTTGTCCATATCGTCGTCCTCCTTTTCTCCGTTTTCCAACACCATGACCGTATGCCCGGACGATACCAGAATATCGCCCCGGCGCAGGTAGGCGTCAGATGTCAGGTACTTCCGGTCAGTCAGCAATTCAAATTCTCCCGTAGCAGGGAAGCAGCGCATCATGCAGTAGGTCGTGCAGGAATTGCCCTGCTTGCGGTAGGTTTCTTTCAGGGCGTCGACGCCAGCGGAAATTGCGCAGAGCATCATAAACGCGCTGCAGTCCGTTTCTACGGGCTTTGCGATCTTGCTCAGAATGAAGTCTACCGCTTCCGCGGCGACGTAGGCTGTGTTGCGGCCGTCCTGATCGTACCCGATGTTCTTGTTGCCGACACCAGCTTCGCACGCCTGCGCGGCTAGCTCGGCTTTCCTGCGGTCCTTGAACCGGAGAACGCCGAGCCAGCTTCCAGAGTACCAATACGCGAAGTTTAATTCGCGACCGGTCTGATTGCCGGGTTTCTGCCCATGCGCGCCGGTTTCGCCGAGCGACGCCTGCCCGATGCGTACGCTCATGTTTCGTCGCCCCCGGAAGTCAAAAGCTCACCGGCGGTGAGGAAACTGTGATTCAGCCAATACACAGCAGCCTCGATCATAGCGTCCAGCTTTGCTTCGTCAACAGCGATGTGACGCTTTTTGAGCCAGTCAAGCACAAATGCTTTCTTCTCATCTCCGCGACCAGAGCCCTTATAAAGCTGCTCTGCGGCAGAAACAGCGACTCTCACCCAGCCTTCAATATCGGTCTGCTGCTGGGCTGTGGTCTTGCTCTTGATGTACGGAATGACAATGACGGTAATGACTGCTGCGATCAGCGCAAATACCGCCTGAATGATGGTGGTAATGTTGTATTCCATGAATCGTGT